TGTCCAGAACTGTTTATACTGCCTCATTTTCTGATGCCTGAATTCAACGCTTCCCGGTCCCTTCTTAACTCCAAAAATATTAAGTCCCATTTGCGAAATCTCCTCAATAGATTTTGGTTCTGCTGAATCTGCAAATATTTCATCAGAGTTCTTTCTTACTCCGAGTTCTAAAGCTCTATGCACTATATCAGGATTAGTCAGACCTACTTCGTGAAACAACTCTCTAGAATAAATAGAGTCTCCAATAAGCACATTCTTAACCAAAACTGACGGATGATTTGAGAATCCGAAATCAAGCCCGTAAAACACATCACCTCTCGGAAGCTCTTTTACCGTATTAAACAGAGGATATACAAGCCCTTCAATTTTGCCGAGTTTCCCAAGCCCGTATACATTCCACCAGTTCGGGTCTTTGTCTTTATTTGATTCAATATTCTCCACGACTTCAGGAGGAACAACTTTTAAAGCGTCTTTATAGGTGCTATGGATATAAGCATTTTCAGGCTCGTTTATCCAATATTCATGTGCCCAAAATTCACTTACCGGATTCCAGTCTGCAAAGGTAAATTTCTTTGTCCTGATATCCAAACCTCTTGCAGTTTCCCACGGTATGTTATTTGCTTCGTTTATAAAAAGAATATCCCTTCTCGGTCCCCGTATCTTATCTGATTCGTTAGCTCCGAAGAATTCTATTACTCCTTTTCCAAAGGAATAAACGTGTGCTGTTTTATTCCACCTTGGGTTGTTATCTTGGCTCTCGTCTAAAATATTAAAAAAGTCCCTGATAGCACCTTTCCTAAGATGAGGAAGCGATTCACTAACAATAGAAATTAAGAGCTTTGACTTTGTATGGCTCGCAATAAGAATCAGTAATTGAAGTATTGAATAAGTCTTTGAAGAGTATGTGCCGCCTTCGTTAAGAGCTCTTCTTTTACTTGAAAGCCAAGCTTCCTCATTCTTTTCAAAAACTTCAGTTGTTATTATTCTCAAGTATTTTCACCTTTCAAAATCTTTTCAGTTAGTTTCTTAGCAGTATCATCACGAACAATAATTTCAGTTTTAATAGGGTTCCCTCCTTCTCCTGAAATCTCATGTCTCTCTATATACCCTCTGGATTTACCTTTAGTTTTTAAATAAAATATTATGCAAGCCGTGTTCCCCTTCCTTATTTCTTCAAATAATTTGCTTTCAACGAAGTCGGTCATAGTTTCCTTAGCTTCTTCCACCGCTTGTTTAACTAATGGAAAATCTTGAGTATAACGCCAGACAGTAATATAACTAACTCCAGCCTTCTGAGCTGCTAATGTTAAAAATCCTTTGGATTCCTTAATAGCAGCAATTATTTTTTTAGCTGTATCTTGCCTTTTTTTAGAGATTACATTTTTATCATCCATCTATTTTCTCCGCTTGTTTTCCTGTAAAGTTTTGCCACCTCTGAATAATAACATCACAATAATGTTCGTCTATTTCCATCATGTAGCATCTGCGCCCCAACTTCTCGCAGGCTATTAAAGTAGAACCTGAACCACCAAAAAAATCAAGGACTATATTATCTACCTTACTGGAATATCTAATAGCTCTCTCAATAAGTTCAACAGGTTTGGCAGTTGGATGGTCAAGCCGCACCTCCCTGTTTATTAACCAAACATCACCATCAACTGTTTTTTCTCCTCCAAATTTCCCATAATAAATTATAAATTCATGGCGCTTATAAAACTTATCAAGGTTCTGAACACCATATCCTTTATCCCAAACAATCAGAGCCTTTGAATTGGGAATAGCTTGATAGAATTCGGGATAACTTTTCCAGTTGCAACAAACATAACGAGGGCAATCATTTGGCAATAATGTTAATAAATCTGAAATCGCCACGCCATTGTCATTGGCAATCGGCCTATGCTTTCCCTTTAAGTCTTTATAGTTTATCCCATATGGCGGGTCAGTAAACACCATATCCGCTTTTTCACCACCCATCAATTTATCCACATCCTCTTTCTTGGTAGCGTCGCCGCATAATAGCCTATGATTACCTAATTGCCACAAATCTCCAGTCTTGCAAACAGTTTCTACTTTTTCAGGTATCTCGTCATCATCAGTAAGTCCTTCCTCTGGTATACGAAATTGAGCTATTAGGTCTTCAATTTCATTATTGTCAAATCCTGTAAGTTCTAAATCAATAGGTTCAATGCCTTTTATAAAAGATTCTAATAATTCTCCGTCAAATTCACCTGCTATTTTATTAAGTGCAACATTGAGAGCTTTTTCTTTTGACTTTGGAAAATCAACAATTACGGCATCAACTTCCTCAATTTTCAAATCTTGTAATGCCTTGAGTCTTTGATTCCCCCCTATAACTTGATTGTCCTTATTGATTACTAACGGATCAACTATACCAAATTCAGAGAGACTCTTTTTAAGACTTTCCAGCATCTCTTTAGATATTTTTCTCGGATTCCCCGGATAAAACTTTAAATCATTAATTTTTCTTTTTTCTATTTTCATAATTTTTTAATAACTTAATTAAAATGGCCTCCCCCGTTATGCCATTTGCCCTGCAAGTTCGAAAAAGGAGGGAACGAACCTGCCTCTCTGCCCTTAATTTATTTTATGAGAAAAATCTCATCGGTATTGCACCCTCGTATTGCCCGTATTATACCATAAAATCGCTTTTTAGTCAAGCATTTGCCTTATCTTTTTTTTTAAACTTCTTAACAAAATAAAGAGAGAGCCCTGCTTTAATGCACCCTCCCTTTGTTTGTAATTCTTATTAAGCTTGCTAATTTTTACAAATCTTTACAAATTTTTACTGTCGCCTGTGGATAAGTTTACTTCCATTAACCAAGAGTTTCTGATTTATACCATGCCTCAAAATCATATAAAATCTGTTGTAGTGTTTTAGATGCAGCCCCAAATTCCATCACATCCATCACATTACTCAACCCATCAAATGTACTTCCAAAGTTAGATAAAAACTTTATACAATAATCTTCTTTTATTTTACGAAACTCTTCCACTCTCTTTGCTTCTTTATCCATTATGAGCCTCCTCAAATGGCAATAAATTTATCTCATCTAATCTCTTTTGTGCTACCCTGCAATACTTTTCCTCTTTTTCTATCAGAATAAACTTCCTCCCCAAATTCTTGCAAGCTACCCCTGTCGTTCCCGAACCTGCACAATTATCTAAAACTAAATCACCTTCGTTGGTATAAGTTTTAATTAAATATTCAAATAAAGCAACTGGTTTTTTTGTTGGATGTTTAAATTTATATATTCCTTTTTCAAATACTGAAAACTGAATTATATCAATCGGATGTTTTTTCCCATCGCCGATTATTGACTGCTTCTCAACAGACTTGATATTATAATGCTCCACAATATGTTCTTTTCTCCGTGTCCGTATTCTTACATTTCCAACTTTATCCCTTTTAAGCGATTTTTCACTTCTTGAAACTCTTATCGGATTAAATGTGAAATTTGCTGTTTTAGAAAATATCAAAATCTCTTCGTGCGTTTTAAGAGGACGGTTTTTTAAGTTCATAAAATTTGCGCCAACTATTTTATCCCATATCCATTCATATTTGAACCATTCTCTATTAGAACTAATTAAGTCCGTTGTAAATGGTTGGCTTGCTGTCAAAACTATCACTCCATTATCTTTTATTATTCTCTTATATTGTTTCCATAACGGCTCAAAAGGAATCATTGTATCCCATTTACAAGCTGTCGTTCCATAAGGTAAATCGCATAATATCATATCAATGAACTTGTCAGGAATATCGAGCATAATTTTCAAGCAGTCCCCTTGATAAATTTTATTCAGTTCCATTTTTTCTAACTTCCGCCAGCCCCAATTCTTCCCTAATTTCATTGTATCTGTCCACTATGTTCTGGTCGCTCATATGCTTTCTTAACCTCTTGTATTCGCTTGTGCAAACCCTACCTTCTGTATTCATACATTTTCTTGCTCTGATAACTCTGACCATCTTTTTAAGTTTTCTTTGCCTCTCTAATAATTCCCTGTTGCGTCCTTTGTAATCAAATTCCTCGTTCATACCTGCCCTAAAACCGTATAACTGGTTCACTTGCCACCTCCCATCAGCAAACCAATTAAAACAATATCACCTAATATTACGAGAACAATTATAATAAGCGGTGGTATGGCTTCGGTAGAATCAAATACATCAGAAGTCCACGCTTCCTTTATTTTTTGAAGTAACC